TGTACCTATGCATAACACACCTCTATTCATTCCGTGAATGGCTTTACGTTTCAGTATTTCCAAAAAGGTATTGTGTTTTAAAATGTCAATACTTACTATGTACTCATCAACTAACTGATAAAGGTAATTTAATTATGTTCAACTTATATGAGATTTATACATGTCATCCGGAGACTGGCGAGCGTGGTTGGGATATTGAGTTTGTTATCGCGTTAGATCGCGACGACGCCGCAACGTATCCTTTCTTTGATTGTGTAGTTTTAAAGGAAGGTTCGTTTGGTGACTGTAAGCTATCAGTAGCTAACTCAGGCTACCCAATGACAGAAGCAGTTCAGCAACTACTAGGGGCCGCGTAGGCGGTCCACAACTCAACGGAGAAACACCACCATGACATACGAAGAAGCGGCACAGCATCTCGAAATATCACCGGCAGAGGCGCGGCGAGAGATTGAGAAGCAAGGCGAAGACTGGAAAGAATTTGTAGACATGTTTGGTGTTCAGTCGGTTTATTATTCAGATGACGTTTTAGAATGGTTAGGATGGTAAAGGAGAAACAACGATGGCTATACTTATCACAGTGAAATACTTATCAGCAACAAGCACCAAAGGCGCTAGGCTAAAGGCAATAATGGCTAACAGTCGCGGAGGAACTACAACGGCAATTTCACCGTTTGATCACGGGTGCAACTACGGCAACCCTTGGAGAGCGGCAGAGAAAGTAATCAACAAATGGGAAAAAGAGGTAGGTACAAACTACAACGGCGGCGAGTGGGTGTTTGACTTGATCGGCGAAGATTATCAATACCAAGACATTGTGAAGGCATATTATCGACACGCGGAGGAAGTAGCATGACAAAGGAATACCATTCAGCGTTAATACGCATCAACAAAGCCAACAGCGTTAAAGAGTTGGAGAAATTGGAGCGAGTCTTTACAGACATATACGACAGGGGTTTTTTCACTGTTAGCGAGTTTGGACGGCTATGCGTGAAGATACTCGACAAAACTGTAGACATTGAACTAGCGGAGGAAACAGTAGCATGAACCCAACACTACTTGACATTGCGATTCTGTTTAGCTTTGTGCCAGTCTGGGCTGGCCTTTGCTGGGCTTATGAGAACTGGACAGATCCACGAGCGAGACGCAGACGACAGCGTAAGGCACGACGCAAGGCACTACGCAGAGACTTACAGCGACAAGGGAGGTTACTACGATGAGAATCACAACGGCTAAAAAGTATTACGGATGCGAAACAAACTTTGGCAGTGATGGGATCATTATCGAGTTTGATCGGTACACTGTCGATATATACTTGACAAAACGATTTAAAGTATCAACCATGTATGCACCACCAGATGATTACATTACATTCTCGTATATTGTTTGGCTTGGATGGTTACGCATAGAAATATCTGGACGGATGGAGATGGAAGCATGAAACAACCAGAGAACAACCACACAAAGATGTTTGGCAACGATGGACCTGTTGGTAACGACGCAGAGATAATCGTGTACTACGAATACAACGGACCAGCGGAGCCAGTGCTACGCATACCGTTCTGGTACTACAAAGAAGAGCTAGGAATGTTTGAACACTTTGAGGCAGCAGTACATCGAGCAGCGAAGGCACTCAAAGAGTCGTATACGTACTGGCCTGAAGGTTATATACACGTGCAAACAGTTATCAATGATGAATATGTTAACATGATCTAGGAGAGAGGCATGATTGGAATGAATGTTATGTATACAGTAGAGTTATACGATGATGTATGGTCGCAGGTGTGGTCGATAGATTGTATTGATACAGCAAAGGATTACGTTTATTCAAAGCGTGGTAATGGTAAGCGTTATCGAATTGTCAAGCACACAACGGAGGTAATTTATGAGCAGTAGAGAAAGCTGGGAAGTCTGGGCCGATGACTATCAGGACTACTGGGAAGCGAAAGGTAACTACGCTGAAGAGTTTGAACAGGATGACATCGAAGAATATAAACGCTTGCGTGATGAAGAAGAGTGATGTTAGACTCTATGCAGAAGAGCATAAAAGTTATATTAAATTTATTATCTTATAAGGTATTTATCCTATGAGGATCTCTAAAGAGCAGAAGATAATGGAACTTGTTGAACGGCAGTTGGACTTGTTAACCATAACGGAAGCGTTGAACATCGTAGGTGGATTCTTTACCGATCTGTTCGAGTCAATGGACGACGGTGAGATTGATGAACTGTACAACGACATGGGAGCAGGACGTAATGGCCTTCACTGAAACACACCAGCCTTGTTCAGACTGCGGTAGCAGTGATGCGTTATCGTACAACGAGGACGGCTCTAGTTATTGTTTTAACTGTAGCAAGTACACCAAAGCCGACAGCAGAGACAACGTGCGAGAGCTAGGATCTATCAGCGATGCACCAAAGCCATCGTTTAGCCAGACAGAACACCGTTTAATCACGGCGGAGTATAGATCTATAACTGACCGTCTCATTACAGGAACGACGGCGAAGAAGTACGCAGCATTAAAGCAGGGTGACATCACAACGTTTGGTTATTACAACCCTGAAGATCCAACAAAGCCCATCGCCGCCAAGGTACGTAACCCAGACAAGCGGTTCAGTATCATTGGTGATTGGAAACAGGCTGGCTTGTATGGTCAACATTTGTTTCCTGAAGGTGGTAAGTATGTGACTATCGTTGAAGGTGAGTACGATGCGTTAGCGGCTCATCAAATGACAGGTAGTATGTATCCCGTTGTCAGTGTCCGTAACGGTGCAACGTCGGCGGCAAAGGACTGTCGCCTTTTTTATGATTGGCTGAACAGCTTCGAGAACATTGTTATTTGTTTCGATGCTGATGAGCCGGGACAGAAGGCAGCAAAGGAGTGTGCTGATCTGTTCGGTAACAAGGCAAGGATTGTTAAGCACGTCAACGGCTACAAGGATGCGTGTGATTACCTTGTTAACAATCAGTCAGAGCTATACACCAAAGCGTTCTGGTCTGCTCAGCCTTACACACCTGAAGGTATCGTTGGTGCTGGTGAGCTACGCGATCTGATCAAGAAGCCACTCACCAAGGCGAAGGTACAGTACCCGTTCGATGGACTGAACAAACACTTGTACGGTATACGCACGTCTGAACTGGTTACTATTTGTGCAGGCTCTGGACTGGGCAAGTCTACCCTTCTACGTGAGATAGTCAGTTCCATCATGGCACAGTCTGAAGATAACCTTGGGTTGATGTTCCTTGAGGAGACACCTGAGCGTACCATGCGTGGACTGGTAGGTCTTGAACTGAACAAGCCTATCCACTTACCTGATTGCGAGTATGACGACAGCGATATTGATCTAGTGTACGATACGATGGACTATGAGAATCGTGTGTATCTCTGGGAACACTTCGGTAGTAACGAGATAGAAAACGTACTGGGCAGGATGAGATACTTTGTTAAGGTACTAGGTGTACGTTATATCGTACTGGATCACGTGTCTATCTTGGTGTCTGACCAGAGCAACGGTGATGAGCGACGTGCCTTGGACATGATCATGACTAAGCTGCGGACGTTCGTACAGGAGATGGGGATTTGTATGTTCCTTGTAAGCCACCTACGACGCCCTGAGGGGAAGCAATTGGAGGACGGTGCTGTCACTAGCCTTGGTATGTTACGTGGTTCTGCGTCGATTGCACAGCTGTCTGATGCGGTCATCGGTGCTGAGCGTAACAGTCAGAGTGACGACGCCATTGTCAGAAACACGACCGTGCTGCGTGTGTTGAAGAACCGATACACTGGCAAGACAGGCAAGGCGTGTGAGGTATTCTACAATGAAGCTACTGGACGATTGACACAACGTGATGAACGTGAGGAGAAACCGTTATGAGCGATCAATTAAATTTGTGGTTTGAAGGGGATGATTACAACCACGAAAGAGATAGTGACAGACTGACAGGTCAGTTACTGAGAATCTTTGAAGTAGTAAAAGACAGTAGGTGGCGAACCTTAAAGGAAATAGCACTGCTTACTGGAGATCCAGAAGCTTCAATATCTGCTCAGCTTAGACATTTAAGAAAGCCTCGTTTCGGTTCTCATGAAGTAGAAAAACAATATGTAGATAGAGGTCTTTACAAGTATCGTGTACTTATTAATGGAGATAACTTATGAGTGGACAACTAAACTTATGGTTTGATGGGGAAACATACGACCACGAGCGAGACTCTCAAAGATTGGGTGGACAACTTGAAGATGTTTTTAACTTGGTTAAAGATGGTAAGTGGAGAACACTAAAAGAAATTTCACAGCAGTCGGGACATCCAGAATCTTCAATCTCCGCTAGACTTAGGGATCTTAGGAAGGTAAGATTTGGGTCTCATGTTGTAGAGAAAGAATATATTAATAACGGACTGTACAAGTATCGTGTCGTTGTAGAGGAAACAATGTTGTGAGATGTATTGCGTGTGACGTAGAGCTAACAGACTACGAAGCTACAAGACGGTATGCTGCTAGTAGAGAGTTTGTAGACTTGTGCAACAACTGCTCTGCTGTTAGTCTTTATGATGTTGCTGTAATAGACAGAGAAGATTTACGTACACTCGCAGACCTAGAGGAGATGTTATACCATGAGCAAGATTGGGACTTGGATATTAGAACAGGAACAGTTGATGGAGACTTATCAGAAGTTTAACCACGACGCTGAACGTAACGAACTTAACGAGACTTACCATGACTACCTGTTATTTGGATATAGAAACCACTTTGGATCACTCAACGATCTGGTGTGCAGTTACCAAGGTGAAGAACGATATACAAGTCCACACCTCACCAGACACATTGCAGAAGGTGTTGAATAATGCAGACAAAATCGTTGGACATAACCTCATTGGATTCGATGTGGGTGTTATTGATCGTGTTTGGAACGTACATATCCCTAGGCATCTTGTTGTGGATACTCTCTACCTCTCCAGACTTTACAACCCCAGCCAAGAAGGTGGACATTCACTGCGTAATTGGGGAACCATCCTTGGAGGAACAGGGAAGCTTGACTTTACAGACTACGACGGTGGACTGACTGACGAGATGGTTGAGTACTGTATTGCTGACGTTGAACTAACTGAGCGTGTTCATAAATGGTTGGATATGCAGCTATTCAAAGAGGGCTTCTCTGAGAAATGTATTGATCTTGAGCATCGTGTGGGCTGGATCGTGACTGAACAGGAACGTAACGGTTTCAAACTAGACGTACCCTTCGCA